TGCCTACGCATATCGCCAGAAGAAAGGCTGGATTGGCTGACTATGATGTGAGATTCCTCCGCGAGGCTCTTAAGCCAATGGTTGAATTTGCTAAAAAGAACAGCTCGGGCCCTGGCCCGTGGCTTGCCTTTGAATTGCTTGAAAGTGTGGGACTGAAATCTGATAATCAAATTGCAGAGTATTTTGGAATTCCAGCAGCAGCAGTCACGGACGCACGTGAGGCTAAATCCAACTTCAGTGAAGCCGACTTCAGGGTGCTGCAGGCCGCAGCCGACCCTAGCTGGCGAACCAGGCCAGGCCTTTTAAAGCTTTATAAAGTAACTGACGAAGCGGCAGTCGACGAGGTCCGCGAAAATCTTTATAACATGATCAACATAACAGCGCCAGCTAAAGATGGTGCTTAAGGAGTGACAAGATGAAATATCCAACGATGAAATTTTTACTAGAAAGTGCTGATGCAAACAGCACAGTGACGATTGACTATGGCAGCTACGGTGTGTCTGCAGCTGGCCCAGGCGGATACGATGTTGGTGAACGTGATGTTCCTGACCACTGGGAAATCAAAGCTGCGCATGGAACAGATGAGTGGCAAGAGGAATGGATTGGCAATCTCATGATTGACATCATGAAGGACCCCAAGGTTAAATCTGTTGTTGACACTGAGTGGACTGGTCACTCTGGGACTACTGGCATTTATGACAAAATTCCAAAGCTGCGCTGGGCCAAGAAGGTTGCAGCAACGCTGCAAGATCCTGATTGGGGCCGAGGTGCTGAGCTTCCTGGCTTCTGGCCACAACATGATGATGATGATTTCATGGGTAATTAGAAAGAGGGCGGCCTGATGTTTCCAACTGTCAGCCAACTGTTAAGCGAAGCGCAATCAAGCCAGCAAAAGCCTACACAGCCAATCCCTGCTGAAGTTATAACTGTCAAAGGTGAAAGAGATTAATGCAATGCTACTCATCGGACTCGACGTCAGTACTTCCTGTACTGGCTTCAGTGCTTTTCAAGCTGAGGCACGACATCTAATGTTCCCCACAATGTCGTATTTACTTGAGTCTGATTATACAGACAACGTGTCCAAGGCAGATGTTGTAGAGGCACTGGCGCAGGAGGGATATGTTGGTGCTGTAGAAGTAGGTGACGGATTTCACGGAACTGTTTGGTCAGCGACTGACCAGCAGGGCCGGCAGGTTGCAATCAAAACTCACTATGCGTATCGGCTTGAGCTTGATACGATCAAGAGAGAGATTGCTGAGTATAAAAGGCTTAAGGGAGCGCTGCCAAGCAATTTGAGCAAGCACCTCATCCAGTTCTATCGAGTCTTCTTTTTGCCAATTGGCTTTGGCGATCACATGACACCGTGTGTTGTAGCTGAATTTCTTGAGCCGTTAAATTCTGCCGAGCAGAAAGAGGTTGCTTTTCTTTTTGGGTTGCTTGACGATGATACAGAAGTTCTTAGCTACACTGGGCCGTCGAATTGGAATGACCCTCTACCGCACCAAGATCGTCTAGATAAGATTGAAAAGCTGCGTGCCAAAGCAGGCACGTTGCAGACCATGGTAGATTTCCTTGAGGCGTCTAGTCTGTTCTGGGCTGACGTGAGTCCCGGGAATGTAATGAAGCGCCCACGGACAAAGGAGCTGGTTTTCATTGACTACGATTACTGGGTCATGCCAACTGTGTATCCCTATAAGTCACGCGGCCTTTATTAAAGTGAAAGAGATTAATGCAATGCTACTCATCGGACTCGACGTCAGTACTTCCTGTACTGGCTACACTGTCTTTCGCAGATTCACTGAAGGCGATGAACTCGTCGGCATGGGATTCATCAAGCTAGGGAAGCACAAGACGCTGTTCGGCAAGATCAGCGCTATCACAGAGAAGATCGACGATCTCATTCGAGATGCGCGCCCCGGCGATACAGAACCCGTCAAGTTCTACACAGCGGTCCCTCTGAAGCGCACAGGCTTCGGCAGTATCAATACAATCACACTTCTTTGGATGTTCCACGGAATGCTTTCACAAGCGCTCTGGGAAAGTTATGGCATTGAATTGCTAACAATCAAAGAGAATGAAGCTCGTCGCCAATTTGGCATTGTGAAAGATAAAAAAGCAGGGATTCATATCAAAGAAGCTGGCCGCCTGTTTACAATGAAGGATATTGAGATGTACAATTATCCTATGGAGTGGGAATACACCCGGTCCGGCAATGTAAAAGGTGGGACTTACGATATGACTGATGCATATGTCATTGCAAAGTTTGCCCTAGCACTCTGCTGAATGCATAATGTTCGCATCGCGAAGCTAGAACTCCTCGAGGATATTTTTGGCACCTGCTACGAATATCGACTGGACGAAATCTCGTTTGCCTGCCCCCGCTCGGATTGTGATTCGGCTCGCAAAGGCAAAAAGAAGCTCTCTGTTAACATCGAGAAAGATAACTTTCACTGCTGGGTTTGTGCGTATAGTGGAAAGATTACACGGCTTCTTTATGACTACGGAACATCATCACACAGAGCACAATATAATAAACTTGTAGGCATCGTTGACCTTAATGACTTTGAAAAACTACTTCGTGATGCAGCTAAAGCAGCTGAGCACGTCACTGTCGAACTACCCTATAGTTACAAGCCTCTCACAGTTCGACCAAATGCCAGAGCCCTCGAGTACCTTGCACAGCGAGGTGTCACAACTCCTCAAATCCTGCAACGTCGAATTGGGTATTGCAATCTTGGTCCATCAAGAGGCGCAATTGTATTTCCGTCGTACAACAGCAAGGGCCGCCTCAACTTCTTCATAATGAAGAGCATGTTGACTGGTCGCTATACACTGGCGGAGACAGAGAAATATGGCATTGTTTTCAACGAGGGTGGCATCGATTGGGGTGCTGACAATATTACATTTGTAGAGGGTATCTTTGACGCACTGATGATTGGCGGTAATGTTGTTCCCCTCTTTGGCTCGACGTTTAGGAAAACGTATAGCCATATGAATACTAGAGCATATACTGCGCTATACCGAAAATTGAAGACAAGCAGCATCAAAAATGTCAGATTAGCACTTGATAATGATGCCGCAACAAAAGAACTACGCATTGCTGACATGCTGATTCGCGACGGCTTTACAGTATCACGGGCTCATATACCGAAGAGTGTCAACGACCTTGGTGAAATGACAAAAGAGCAAATTAGCGACCTCAATTTTACAGTTCATGATGAATGGTCGTCTATGAAAGAAATGATGCTTACCCTATGAGATTTGCCCACGTTTCTGACATTCACATTCGTAATGTGAAGCGACATGATGAGTACCGTATTGTTTTTGATAAGCTGTACGAGTCACTTCGTAGTGAAAATATTGATAGAATTGTATGCACAGGTGATGTTGCTCACACAAAGACGCAGTTATCACCTGAGTACTTTTCACTAACTGTCGACTTCTTCTATCAGTTAGCAATGATAGCGCCGATTGATTTACTACCTGGCAACCATGACGGCAATCTCCGGAATAGCACACGTCAAGATGCGCTGACACCTGTGATTGATGTTGTCAATGCCATGCAACCGGCCCATAACATCAATTACTATAAGAAGTCAGGCATCTATAGGATTAGCGACGACTTTGCTTATGGCGCATATTCATGCTTTGATGAAGATAATTGGCCACTTGAGCCTGAAAAGAATGGTCTTGAGCAGGCGCCCGTGATGATCGCCCTCTATCACGGTGGCATAACAAATTCAACAACAGACATCGGTTGGGTGATGCGTGGTAACACCGACCAAGTAAACATTTTCGACGGCTATAGCTACGCAATGTTGGGTGATATTCACAAGCGTCAGGTACTTGATAGGGACGGCCGCATTCGATATGCGGGCAGTCTTATCCAGCAGAACTACGGTGAAACTGCTGACAAGGGTTATCTCATTTGGGACATCGATTCTGCTGATAAATTTGACATCCAGTTCCGAGAATTGGAAGCGCCGAACCCATATATGACAGTAGAGCTCGCTGATTTTGATCCTGACGATGTTCCCACAGGAGCACGACTCAGGCTTGTCGACGGCGCCTCCATCATGAGTGATGTGAAACAGGGTATCCGTGATGAGCTCAATGAAAAGCACCTACGAGAGCTTGTTTTCACTGTCAAGCGCAGACCGACTGAAGTATCTGCGAGTGAAGAGCTTCACGAAAAGTTTTACGAGATTGACAACCAGGATGCTCTAATCAAGACATACCTTGAGGAGCGATATGGTACACTCGAACCAGCTCTACTGGCTCAAATCCTTGCTTTTAATGCAAAATACGATGGTGCATTGAAGGATGACGGAACTGTGACGGCCCGCGGCGTGAAGTGGCGAATCAAGAACTTTAAGTTTTCTGATACACTCAACTACGGGCCTGAGAATGAGATTGACTTTGGGCGCCTGCGAGGCCTTGTTGGGCTATTTGCGGCAAACGGTTCAGGCAAGTCAAACTTCCTTGAATCTATTCTCTATACACTCACCAACAGTATCTCAAAAGCTTCTGTTAAGAATATAGACATCATACGAACAGGGCAAAATGAGTGTGTTGGTGAACTTACGCTTGATGTAAACGGTGTTGACCATGTTGTTAAGCGCTGGACAGAGCGCCTCAATCCCGGCCGCCCAAATGAGTGGGGAAAGACTAGTCTTGAATACTCTGTAGATGGTCTTGATATGACTGGTTTGCAGCGAAATGACACAGAAAAGGCTATTCGCACACAGTTTGGAATGATTGATGATCTTCTACTCACAATGCTCTCTTCACAATTTGGAATGCTGTCATTCATTGAGAAGGGTGCAACAGAGCGAAAGCAGGTAATCAGTCGCTTTATGGACCTCGACCGCTTCAAGCAGAAGTATGTGAAGGCCAAAGATGACATGAGTGAAATCAAGCGTGACATGCGTAGCTATAAGACTCCTGAAGAGTACGACGAGCTCATGCATGCATGCACGACGCAAACACGAGACCTTCGAAAGCAGCTCCGTGGCCTTGATTCTGAGAAAGAGAGCTATGAAGCTGCAATTGCTGGACATCAAGAGCAAATTGCTGAGCTTAATAGGCAGATCACGCCTATTGATCCTACGCTAATTGGTGTAAGTGAAGACTCTCTGAACGGCGAAATTGCTGAATTGGAAGATTCTCTGGGTGCGTTTGACGATCATTTAGTAGAGCTGCGTGAAGAGAGAAATAGCTTACGTTACGTTGCCGGCAAAGATTCTGATAAGCTGCGAAAAACCATTGAAGAAAGTAGAAAACAGCTTATAAATCAACGTGATACAATTCGTGAAGCTGGACACCTCACGCAGCGAGCTGCACTTCTTGAGAGTGTTCCATGTGGTGACAAGTTTCCTGATTGTCGCTTCATTGCTGATGCATTTAGCGCCAAACAAGAGTTGGTTTCTATCAATTCTGCGATTGCAGCATTTGATGATGCAGAGTCACTAACAGCGTCAATTGGTAAGGCAGAGCTTGAACTTGATAAGCAGGCGCGCTTTGAACACTTGAAACTGCTTATTGACACTGCTATGGCAAAAAAGAAGGGTGTACGTGCTGCAATTCGCTTGAAGAATATCAAGGTTGCTGCAATCTTAAACGCACGCGAAGCAATTGAGGAAAATAAGCAACTTGATAAGCAACTTGATGAACTTCAAGATGAACTTCATGGAGCACAAGCATATATCAATAATGCAATTGTTAGCGCCCAACGCCAGGTGTCTTCACGCATTGATGCTGTTGCTATTGATAGGGCTAGAAAAAAGGACCAGAAGGCAGAGATTGAGAAACTAAAGGCAGATTACACAGCTCTAGAGTATTACATTGACGCAATGTCAAAGAACGGCGTGAGCTACTTCGTCATGAAGCAGCGTCTTCCGCTTCTCAACAACGAAATCAACGCGATTCTGTCATCAATTGTTAACTTCACGATAACACTGGAACCCGACACTGACGATAAGAAAGTTGATATCTACATCCATGATGAGAAAAAGGGCAGGCGACCAATTGAGTTAGCTGGCGGGGCAGAGAAGTTTATTTCGTCAATCGCCATGCGGGTGGCCATGATTAACGTAACAAATCTCCCCAAGACCAATATGTTTGTGATTGATGAGGGTTTCGGCTCACTTGATCCAGAAAAGATTGATTCCATTCAGAACATGTTTACCTATCTAAAGAAGGTTTTTGACGTAGTTATCATAGTTTCACATATTGACCTTTTAAAAGATATGGTTGATACTACTTTAGAGATCATCATTGACGATAATGGTGCATCAAGTATTGAATACATTGGAGAACCAGATGCCACGACAATTAACGACTGAACAACTCGATGCAATGATTCGCCCAGCAATGCGTGAGGCGCGCCTCATCTATGAATTCAAGCGTATAGATGAAAAAACGTCTAAGCAAGGGCCCCTGTATGAAGGAACTGTTGATAAGCTATCAGCAATTTTCAAGGTTGGAAAGACAAGAGACTTTGAAATGGTTGGGCGCGCCCTTGCTAAGGTATACCATGAAAATATCGGCCAATTATCAGACGCTGGCTGGCGAAAGTTGCTTGAGGTAATTGCGCAGCTTATTTCGCTTGTTGATCAAGGAAAGGCGTCACCAGAACAATTGTATTTGCATGTGCTTCGTGTAATTGAGACTCTTAAAAAGAGGGAAAGCCCAAGCAAGCAAGAGGAGCCAGAAGGCGAGGAATAATATGAGAATGCAAGGTGCAATTGATACAATTCTTGAAAAAATCATTTCAAGAAAATTAATGGCGTGGATTGTCACGCTCGTCTTGCTACTTCTTTTTGCAATTTTTGGATGGGATGTTCAAGATCGTCTTGTAGATGTGTTTAGAGATGTAACAATGATGTATATTGGAACAGTTGGCGTGATTGATGCTGTAAAAGCTTATAAGGGGAAACCATCAATTATTGGAACCATTGCTGCAAAATTTAAATCAAACGATGATGAGGAAATTATTGATGATCCTTAAGAGTAAATTAAAGAAGTGGGGCTGGAAGATTGCCGCTGGTGTTGTAACTTTGCTTATTTTACTAGGGTTTATTCTTGCTATCATTTTGCCGAAAGAAAAATCTGAAGCTGTGATTGTAGCTGCGATTGATGCGCAAGGGAAGCTTGCTGACAATGCAAAAGAACATGAGGTTCGGATTGCTGTAGCAGAAACAAAGCACAGCGAAGGCAAAAGGGTGCTTGAAGAGAAGCTCGCAGAAATTGATGCAGAGCCAGATTCACTTCGCCGCCGAAAGGCCTTAATCGCGATGCACAGAGAACTACTCTAATGCGTTCATTTATTGCACTTCTGGTTGCAATCGCAGTGCTTGCAGTTCCAATGCAGGCCGCAATTGCTATTGAACCAGAAGTAACTGTAGAGCTCAGGTCAGACTTTGACCCACTTGCGATTGATTATGAGCATACAGACCCTGACACAGGCGTAACTGTTGTGCTACAGGGTGTTCTACTATCTGAATCAAGTTATCGTGATTTGCTCTTTATACAAAAAGAGCTCAAACTTGATCTTGATCTTGCATCAAGCCAAGCAGAGTCTTGGCGGCTCCGCTGGGAAGTTGACATGCAAGTTAAGAACGCGCACATTGGCGTTCTTGAAGTCCAATTATCTAAAACAAACACATGGTTTGCAAGGAACAAGGGCGGCATAGGCTTTAGTCTCGGCGTTTTTGTAACTGTCCTTTCTTCAATCGGACTAGCATATGCATTTGCAGGCGCCGGAAACGTCGCCGGAGGAAACTAAGATGGCAAAGAAATTCAATATTTCAGCAATTCACCAAGCAGCTTCTGAGGTCAAGCACCCAGATGAGTGGGCATTCTCTGTACAGACCGGTCAGATTAATCAAGGTGAAGGTGTTCGTTACACTTTAACATACGTCACTATTGAAGCGCTTGATGATTGGGGTCTGGCAAATCTTCTCAACGACCGTGAAAAGAATGCCAAGGAAGCCATGAAGGATGTTCATAAGCAACTTAAGGCCCGCTATAAAGAGCGCGCCGGCCATGCCCTTCCAGGAAAAGAGGTGCTGGCGACTATTGATATGGATGCTGCAAGTGTAACAGCAGATCGTTCTGGTTTTTGGGGTCACGGATATGATGGCCATGCTATCGCGAATCGATACATTGTAAAGCACATTTGCGTTTATGATGTTGACTCGGTTGAAGCAGTAGAGTGGATGCAGGAGCTATAAATGTATGAGCGCGAAGAACGTGCTGAACGCACAGGGATGGTTTGGATAAAGACAGGTCACGTCCCAGGCCAGCCAAACGTCGAAAAAGGCTATTGGATTAGTAAGAATCTTGCTGCTGCACGAGCTGCTGCTGGTGACTCTGTAAAGATTAGCAACACTTGTGACTGCTGCAAGCGCATCCCGACTGCGCAGAGAAAGACGACCAAATCCGACATTAATAAGTGGGGGATTTGCTCAACATGCGTAACACTGTGGGTAGATGGAGATCCAGATCTTCAAAACCTTCCAGCTGGTGAGCTTCTTCCAGCTGTAAAAGAAAAGCGTGAAACTACACGCGCGTGGATTCTAAGTAAGGAACCTTTCATTAGAGACCAATTGCTAAAGAGATTTGAGCTAGAGAGACAAGAACATGCTTCCGACAATTTTACATCTAGTAGAGGCTAATAATAATGAAAGCCTGCGCGTCAAAGTTCCTGAAATTTTAAATGTTGGTGGGGGAAAATATGACAGTTTACAATATAGCACATTACGCGAATGAGCTGCCAGATATGCCTAGTGAAGTGGATCAATTTCTAAAGGGGCTTTTTAAGAATGGCATTCACTAAGAAGGTCCTGACAGAGGAGCTTCGTCGGTGCACAAGACAACCGGCTGAGGGTGATGCGTATGACAGCGCAGGAGCCATCTATTTCATGAAGAAGTACGGGTACATCTCGCATCCAGTGCGAGGTAAGATCCGCTTTGACATGTTCAAATTCCAGGAAGAAGCCACACAGCTGTTCGATGAGAACCGCTTTGCTATCATCCTGAAGGCACGCCAGCTTGGCTTTTCAACGCTGCTTGCAATGTACGTCACATGGCTCATGCTGTTCAAGCGTGACCAAGTTGTCATTATTATCTCTAAGGATGCCGCAGCTGCTAAGGGTCTTATTCGTAAGATCAAGTACGCGCTGAAGGCACTGCCATATGAATTCAAGCGCGCCTTTGGCATCTCTTATGACGATAAGAAGCGTCGGGGTGATGTCAAGCTCGTAGCAGATAACGTTCACACAATCGAGTTGCCAAACGGTTCAACTGTTAAGGCCATGGCACCCACAGACAATGCGGGCACCTCTGAATCGACGTCACTTCTTGTTATCGATGAGGCGGCAAAGATTCCAAATCTCGACACAATCTGGACGTCAGCATACCCAACAATTTCAACAGGTGGTCGAGCCATTGTGTTCAGCACTCCCTTCGGCGTCGGTGGCATGTTCCACAAGATGTACGAAGATTGTGTGGCGGGCAGAAATGATTTCGTTGCGCTTCGGCCACTTATGTGGCATGAACATCCTGATCGTGATGAAGAATGGTTCAAGACGGAGACCCGCAACTTCTCCAAGAAGAAGATTGCACAGGAATATGAGTGCAACTTCCTATTTTCAGGTGATACAGTTATTTCTGGTCAAAGACTTGAAGTCCTACAAGCACACGCAATTGATAAGTGGCATACAGAAGGCCGTGACGGCAGGATTTGGGTTTACGAAACATATAAGCCAGGGCATAAGTATGTAATTGGCTCTGATGTCGCCAGAGGTGACGGAGAAGATTATTCATCATTTTCCATTCTTGATGCTGAGATGGGACAGGTTGTTGCTGATTTCAAGGGTAGATTGAAGCCAACAACATTTGGGCACCTCCTATATGATATTGGGCATGAGTATGGTGGCTGTGCAATCTCTGTTGAGAACACAGGGATTGGCTGGACAACTGTTGAGAAGCTTGAAGAACTGCGTTATCCTGCCCTTATTTATACAGTCAAAGGCAAGCCTGCCGAGCATGTTCTTGTGAAGTATGGGACACACCGAAAAGACCTTGTTCCAGGCTTCACAATGTCTTCAACGGTGCGTCCTCTTATTGTTGCACGCATGCAAGAGTGGATTGAATCGGGGGATGATGAAGAAAATGAAATTGTTCCTAAGCTCCCGCCAAGACTGCTTGAAGAACTGAAGACGTTCATTTGGCTCAACAACAAACCCCAGCACATGCGGGGCTACCATGATGATTTAATCGTAGCTTATTCCCAAACCTTGTGGCTGCGTGATAGAATTGTATTAATTAATGATTCAAGAGAAGTCGAAGGAATGCTGGCCGGAATGACACTCGAAACTAATACTGTTACTGACATGACAGGCTATAAGTCAGATGAGTTTGCCCCACAGAAGCCATCACAAGCGCAGTTGAAGCGCAAGAGTGTATATGGGGAAAAATTCGATATCGACTTTTCATGGCTTATCTCGACTGGCTGAGCATAGTCGAGGATTTCGGAGGATTGCATGAAATATTTACCAACGATGAGAATGCTACTAGAAGCCACACAGGTTGATTTCACACTGCGGCAGTTTGTTTCACGTTATCGCGCCAGCGGAGTAACACAGCACCCCCCCGTTTCTGGTGAGCATGTTAACACTGGGCCTATGCGCAGCCGAGTGGGTGTGCAAAAGCGGGCAGTGTATGCTAACGTAGAAGATCATGATTTACACGCTTTTAAGTACAGCAAGCTGTTTATTGATTACTTTCCGGGCTGGACAAGTGATTATAAAAAGATGTGGACTTCAATTGTGACTGTGACTGAAACGCCGGGAACTCCCCAAGTTTTCCATTCATACTATAAACAAATTCCAGAGCAAGCGTACGTGTACGTGATCAGCAGTATTAAAGAGCAGGATCAGCAATTTATGGAGTTGCTGGCCAGTACGATTGAAGATGCGAATCTGCAGATGCTGGGCAAAGAAGCGCCTGCGAAGCACCTTGGTTATTCTGACGATGAAGAAACTGTTTATTCAAGGAAGCGCCCGGGCTTAGCCAATAGAAAAGCCGACATCCTCCCGCCGACTGCGGCCTTTATAAAAAAATTGCAGCAGCTAGTGGTCTCTGGAAAGTTTGACGACTTTCCAGCACCAGATGCAGCTTCCTGGGCCAAAAGCCAGAAAGCGTTCACGGGTTTGTTCCAAGCACTATATGCTGCGTTTGGTGTGCAGCTTGATGAGGGTGAAGTTATCACTCTGATCACAGACGCATTTTTTCGTGATGTTGAAGAATTGATGCAAGAAAATGCTGAAGAATTGACGTGGTTCATTGTTATCGATCACATGAGCTACAAGCTTCCAGAGCAGGATGTAGCTGCTGCAAAGAACGCAATCGCAGCTGGCGAAGATGTTGGCTGGGGTACTGCTGATAGTTCAATTCCAGCGTGGTGGTTAACAGAGGAGCAGTTTCTTACGAACATGAGCAGTACCCCAACACTTGACGCATTTATGCAGGCTTGCGAACAGAACCACACAGAAGAGTTTGCTTGGGAAAACGCTTGATGCACTACCTCGTCTACCAGACTACCAACACTGTCAATGGAAAGATCTACGTTGGTGTACACCAGACTGAAGAACTGAAACGTTCATTTGGCTCAACAACAAACCCCAGCACATGCGGGGCTATCATGATGACTTAATCGTAGCTTATTCACAAACCTTGTGGTTGAGGGATAGAATTGTGCTAATTAACGATAGCCGTGAAGTTGAAGGAATGCTGGCAGGCATGACGCTGTCGACGAATACCATTCAGGATGTGACAGGTTATAAAGCTGATGAATTTGCTCCAAGAAAGCCATCACAAAGTCACTTGAAGACTAAGAGCGTATACGGCGAGAAATTTGATGTCGACTTTTCGTGGTTGATTGGATGAGGGCTGATTATGAAGTTTCCAACAATACAAAAATTGCTGCTTGAGGCTTCAAAGAAAGAAAAGGTCCAAGCTGATCCTGACTTTTTAAATCCAGACGTTTCACACAAAGAGCTGGCAAATAGATACAACATGGATTTATCTAGTGTTTCGAAGTATCGCCGTGCTGCAGGTCTTGCTCCCCTTAAAAGAGGTGGCCCAGGTGTAATAGCCAAGCTTAGAAAAGATCCGGATATCTATGACAAGAATGTCATGCATAAGACAATTGCAGCTCGCTATGGTATTAATTCTGCTACAGTTTTAAGAATTCGACAGAGGTTAGGTGTTAAAGGCTTTAAGAGTTCAATGGGACCAATTCTTAAGAATGATCCAGATATTAGAAATCGTGATATTACTAATAAAGAACTCGGACAAAGGTATGGCATTGATGCATCAAGAGTTAGTATCTATCGTAAAGAATTAGGTATTGAGCCTAGGCGAATGAGCAGAAAAGAGATTGTTGCATTCCATAAGAAGCTTAAGGCAGATCCTCACTTTATGAATGGAAGGGTAAGTGCAGTTGAGCTTGCAGCCAAGTATGACGTAGCACCTGCAACAATCAAGAATTTACGAAAAGCAGCAGGTTTTAAGCCATATACTCCTAAGTGGTTTAATGATTCAATTCTTAAAGATAAACTTGTAGGGCATGCTGAGGTAATTGCAAAATTACGCACTAGATTTCCAGGCGAGCTTGACACAATTACACTTAGCCGCGTAAGGGCACGCCGCAGAAAGCTGGGAATTGAATTTGGCCATGCCGGCCCCCGTGCAAGACAGCCAAAAGAGCCAAGCGAAATTATCGATATCTTTGATGACGATGATGATTTTCTAACAGATGAAGATCTATCTGACGAAGAAGTGTCAATAGAGATTGGTCTTCCGCTTGCAACAGTCTTTTATAAGCGTGATATGTTAAAAGTTAAGAGACCACCAATCAAGAAGCCCCTCGGAAAAACAAGTAAGCTTGTAAATGATCCACGCATGCTTGACGAAACATTGACAGACAAAGAAGTTGCAGAGCAAATGGGCGTGCGTTTTGCAAATGTGTACTATATCAGAAGTAGGTTAGGTGTAAAGCGCCCATCTGATTCAGGGGATATAAAGTGAAGTTTCCAACAATACAAAAACTGACAGAAGTAGTTGACGAGTTTAGCGCCCGCCACGTTGAAAGTGCGATTAATAAAGTAGCAGAAAAAATAAGAAGAGATCCTAGCATTGTTATTCAAGAGCTTGAGCAGCTCCTTATGCTTGTAAAAAGATTAACGCACGGCATGTTTACACTTGATTTTCCAGATTCAAAATATCGTGATAATGATGTTGATCTCATTGATGGAATAGAGAACTTAATTGAAGCAGTACGTGATGGTGAAGAAATAGAAGAGGTCTTTTATTTTTTAAAGATGTATGCAACATTTGCAAAATCACAGTATGACATGAAGGCTGCTATTGATATTCTGCGAAGAGATTTTAACTTTGCAAAAAGTGCAAGTGATATTGGGCGCGAAGTTGAAGATGAACTTGATTTTGATTGATTACTGCGGGCAAATAAAGAAGTATAATCTATTTACAATTAGCAATCAAGTTTGATTGCAACAGAATGAAGGTAACAAACAGTGGCTGACGTTTTCAAACAATTGACCAGGCTCTTTAAGTCTGGACCAGTGGTTCGCCACAGGATCCAGCGCCTTCCGTACCAACCGTCTGATTCTTCCGGCTTTAGCTCTCTATCATACAACACGTACAGTACAGTTTCGAACGTAGGCCAAATTGAACGAATGGCGCGCTACAACGACTATGCCGAGATGGAGATGACGCCGGAGCTTGCTTCAGGTCTTGACATCTACGCTGATGAAACATGCGTTCCAGATCCTCACGGCAGAATCATCCAGATTAAGTCTCAAGATGAAGATATTCGCCTGATCCTCGAACAGCTTTTCGGTGACATTCTGAACCTCGACTTCCAGCTTTGGGGTTGGACTCGTAATATGTGCAAGTACGGCGATCAGATGCTGTACCTTGATGTGAACGAGCACAACGGTCTCTTGCAAGCTGTTCCAATTCCAATTAATGAAATTGAGCGTGAAGAAGGCTACGATCCCAAGGATCCATTTGCATATCGTTTCCGTTGGGTAACGATGGGAAACCGTGTGCTGCAGCCGTGGCAGGTTGCGCACTTCCGCGTTCTTGGTAATGATGTGTTCCTTCCCTATGGTACGTCAGTAATTGAACCTGCCCGCCGCATCTGGCGCCAGCTTCTTCTCATTGAAGATGCCATGCTTGTCTATCGTATCATCCGCTCACCTGAGCGCCGTGTCTTCTATATTGACGTAGGAAATGTTGAGCCTGAGAAGGTTCCGGCATTTATGGAGCGCGCAAAGTCAGCCCTTAAGCGTTCACAGGTTGTCGACAGTTCAACTGGGCGCGTTGATCTGCGCTACAACCCACTTTCCGTAGATGAGGATTACTTTGTTCCTGTCCGCGGCGATAAATCATCACGAATTGAAACACTCCCTGGAGGCCAGTTCACAGGTGATATTGAAGATGTGCAATACATTCAAAGCAAGTTGTTTGCGGCACTCAAGATTCCAAAGAGTTACCTTGGCTATGAAGAAGATCTAGGTGCAAAGTCAACACTTGCCCAGGAAGATATTCGCTTCGGCAGAACAATTGGCAGAATCCAACGAAGCATTATTAGTGAATTAACACGAATTGCAATCATTCACCTTTTCATCCTTGGGTACACAGGCGACGCCCTCTTCAATTTTGAAATTGACATGACGTCCCCGTCAAAGATTTACGAGATGCAGCAACTTGAACTCCTCAGGACAAAGATGGAAGTTGCTGGCCAGGCCGGTGAAGGACTCTTTGACAAGCAGTGGCAGTATGATAATATCTTCTTCATCCCCCGCAATGTGCAGGAAGGAATTCAAAATCGTTTAAAGGATGATAGGATGTTTGAGCTTGAGCTTGAAAGTATGGAAGCTCCTCAGGATGAGAAAGAGAATCCTGAGGAAGTAAAGCCTGAAGAGAAGCCTAAGAAGGAAGAGGAAGCAGTCAGCTTAACTGATGGTCACATCTACGACGATTCTGAGCTTGAAGAATTATCTGGGCATGATAAGCGGAAGTCCTCTGGTCCTCGCCGCCAAAGTAATCACTCTGTTGCATTCCCAGAAGTTGATCGCGATATGTTTAATGTTGATATTGGTGGCCTTGTACAAGCATCACTCGGCGAACGCCAAATCAAGAAGCATTCGACACTCCTTGAAAGTATTGCTAAAGGCATGCCAGAGCTGTCCAGAAGCCGTCCAGAACAACAAATTGAAGAGCTTGAACTGGATGATGATGATGCATTTAGTATTGATGAAAGCTTAAACATTTCGGGCAAATAGAGGCATGTTTCCGACCATCTCGAACCTGTTGCTCGAAGTTACGATGCAGCAGGTAGAACAACGCTTTGAGGGCAAGAAGTTCCGGCGTGCTATTCAAAAGCATGTAAAGCTGCCAGGTGCTCTCGAAACTACGCCTGGTGAAGTTGTTGTGATGGTCAAGGGTCTCGTTCCTGAAGACATTCCGGAGGCATCAAAAGCTGAGGCGCTGAATTGGGCGATCAGCATCTTCATCTCTGGCGAGCTCGGGAAGCATATG